GGCCGGTTTTGTTTCAACCAATACCGCAGCCGATGGAAATTGGGTAATGGCAGCAGACGTTGACGTTATAGCCGATTTAACGGCCGGAACGATCGTATCAGATGCAGGCATAGAAGGAGTTACACTAACAAACGTTATTCAAATTGAAACCCCAAATACAAGTTATAGCGCGGTAGAAGTAGGAACTGAAATAGTACCCACGGCTAGTTTTTTTGTTATAAATGGAACCGGAACGCTAACTTTAACTTCAACCCCAACAATAAGCACTATGACAGCAGTAAACGGTCAAATTATAGAGATTTTAGGCGGAGCAAATGCAGTAACTTTCCAAGATAATGGCACAGCATCAGGTACGCTTTTAGAATTAGGCGATACCGGAAGACAAATCGGAGCAAACGATATTCTGCGCTTAAGATATTATGACGGCTCCTGGATAGAGAGTTATTGGGCAGATAATTAATAAATAGAATTTTAAAAATTTAAAGAGAGTAAAATAGGGAGAATATATGATAGTTAGAATGTTAAAAACAGCACAATCAGAAGCCGGCCCTTTTTTAGCCGGACAAAAATATAACATCACAAATGAAAAACTCGCAAAGCAATATTGTGATTGCGGCGCAGCCGTAGAATTAAAGAAATCCGGACAAGCTGTCGGAGAAATAGAAACTTTAGAATCAAAAATAAAAAAAGCGGTTAAAGAGCTTAACGCTGCTAAAAAAAAGAAACAAACCAAACCGCAAAAAGTTATTACTGAAAAACTACAAACAATAGTGGATGATCTTGAAATAGAAAAACTCGAAAACAATGCCTAATATTATTGTTACAGAACCAACAACCGAACCAGTAACCACCGCAGAGGCGAAGCAGCATATGCGCGTGACTTTGGTTAATACGGCAAACGATACATTAATAGATACGTATGAAAAAGCGGCCAGGGTAAATATTGAGTTAATAACCGGAGTTAAACTAATAACTCAAACCTGGAAAATGACACTTCCGGAATTTCCATCCGCAGATTATATTAATTTAAAATACAGTCCAATTATTTCCATAGATGAAATTAAAACCATAGATGCAGATGACACCGAAGCGGTCTTTGCCGCAACAGAATATAAAACTGACCTTATTTCTATACCAGCTCAAATAAAATTAAACGCAGATGCAAGTTGGACCGTGCCATCGGCCGGATACCGAACAGTTAACGGCGTTGAAATAACATATCAAGCCGGATATGGCGCAGCATCCGCAGTACCAGAACCTCTAAAATTAGCGATAAAGCTACTTACAGCGCATTTTTATGAGAACCGTGAGGCAACAACCATGCTGACAATTAGCGAGCTGCCATTAGGCATAGCGGCGATTATAGAACCGTATAGAACTTGGCAGAGGTTAATATGAGAGCCGGCCGGTTAAACCAGCTAATAGAATTACAGCAACCCACCTCCGCAAAATCAACCTTGGGCCAGGAAGTCCTTACGTTTGCCACAGTAGCGAGCGTTTGGGCCGCAATAGAACCGTTAACCGGAAAGGAAATGGTTGAGCGCGATATCTCAATCGCAGAAATCTCCGGCAAAGCGCTTATTCGATATTATGCCGGCATAACTCCATATTGGCGCATAAAATTTGGATCCATATATTATGAAATCAAAACAATTTTAAATTCAAGGATGGTAAATAAAGAATTAATTTTATTTATTAAAGAAATTCCTGCCGGCGCAGTATAATGGCCGGAAAGAAAATGATAGAAGTCCACGGAGTACGCCAGGCAATACGAGATTTAAGGAAAGTAGAGGATAGCATAGAGGATGGAGTAATTAAAGATTTTAAAAAACATGGCAAGGCCATGGTTAAAATTTTAAAAGCCGAGGTTCCAAAGAAGAGCGGCAAACTAAAAAGAAGCATAAAATCAGTAGTTTATTTGGATTTTGGAAAGCCTATAAAGTTACATGTTTGGATAACGAGAACAGCGTTTTACGGTTATTTTATGGAGTACGGAACATCGAAGCAAGCGGCTCGGCCTTTTTTCTTTAGAACCACCGGAGCATACGCGCCGGAAATAAAAATTAGTTTAAAAGCTATGATTAACGATAGAATAGACAGAAGTAATTTAGAAACAAAAAAAAGACGCGCCGAAATATTAAGTAAAATGGGTTTATAGAATGATAGAAGACGTTTATACTTATTTAGCCGCAGACACAACGCTCGCCGCTTTAATCGGCGGATCCGGAACCGCGAGGATTTATCCAGACGTTTCAGATGAAAATGCAACGCCGGCTTATATCGTTTATTCAATAAACGCGGATGGAGAGCGCGAAGAAGTATTGGCAGATATATCAATAAATTTATCAATTTATGCACAAACAAGAACAGCAGTAAATGAAATAAAAAAAAGGCTGGATATTATCTTAGACAAACAGGACCAAATAAGTATACCGTCAGATGACTACAATATTTATTGGGCCAAAAAAATAAGCGGATATTCAACTTATGAAAAAGAAACAAAATTATTTCACAGGGCGATGATATTCGCCTTTAAATTCAAAAGAAATTATTAGGAGGAATTATGGGAACAGATTCAAACATAGTATTTGGTTTACAGGCAACCAATACCGTAAAAGTAGGAGCCTACGGAGCTGTAGAAGGCGATGCCGTTGACGTCGGTTATACCGATGGCGGCGTTAAGATGGAAAAAAGCGAGGAACAGTTTGATATTAAAGTGGACCAAATCGTCGGAGCAATCGAGTCGTATACGATAGATGATGAGCTTAAAATAACCGTCGCGCTTGCAGAGGCTTCAGTAGAAAACCTTGCTATTGCTTTTGGATATCCCACAACTGCCGTGGCCGCCGGAGTTTTAAGTTTTGGCGGAAAATCCTCAAACACAAACAGAACTATTTATCTAAACACAAAAGGGATAAATGGCGGCAATAGAAAAACCACGCTTTATAAATGTAAACCGGATGGCAACACTTCACCGGCCTATCTTAAAGGCGACAAAACCATGATAGACGTAACTTTTAAAGTTTTAGTCGATACATCTGAAACCGCCGAGGGTATGCGCGGAACCATTACCGAAACCGGAACCGACACAACGGCTCCAACAGTGGCGATGACCACACCGGCCGATGGCGCAACCGTCGCTAAAGATGCTAAAAGCACAGTGCTTTTAAGTTTTACCGAAACCAATGTAATGGATGCAAATTCTTTGGTTTATGGCGACACAATAATTATAAATAACATAACCACGCCGGCATCCGCAGTTTTTGTCGAAGGAAGCATCAGTTACGACAAATCAGCTAAAACGGTATTATTCACACCGACAGATAATTGGACCGGATCAGACACCTTGCAATTAACAGTATCCACCGGAGTCCGCGATGCGAATGGTAACAATTTGGCCGCGCCGTTTATCGGCCAGTTTGACGTAGCAGCTTAAGCAGACTTATTATGGCAGTGGCCGATAGTAATATCGGCCACATAAGTTAAATTTTGGAGAAAACAAATGGAAGAATTAAACGTATTAATGCCGGAAGAAAGAAAATTAAAATTAAGTTTTGGAAACTTTACTATTAAGCCGCTTGGAATTAAACAAATAATAAAGGTCGTAACATTTTCAAAACCTATATTTTTGGAATTTGTAAACGTGGCCAAAAACAATGAAATAAAAAAACAGGCCGAATCCGCAGATCCCAAATTAAAACAAACCGAATCAGATTTATTGGCCGGCAATATGGACTTAGCTTTTAAGCTCCTGGAATTAGTCGGAGATAAAGTAACTGATTTAATTTCCATTATTTTAAAAACTCCGGAGCCGCTTAAAATTGACGACATACCAATACCGGATATGTTAATGATTATCGATAGCGTACTTGACGTAAACGATATACCGTTTATTAAAAAAGTTTTTTTTCAGGCGATGGAAAAAGTAATAAAGGAAATAAGCGCGGTAAAAAAGAAGCAAGCGGCAACGATGATCTTTCCTTCGTCTTAAGAACAATTGCATCGAAATTTCCACAGTACACCTTTGAGGACATAATGGATAAAAGTCCGGCTTGGGTAATATATATGGTTAAGCAGGCAATGAGTCTGGACCTCGATCTAATAAAAAAAATAGGATTAGATAAAAATTTAAAAGCGCCAGGTGTAAACGAGAAAAAAGAACAGGAAGAGCCAACAGAGGCTACAAATCAAGACCTGGCAAAATTTGGTTTTAAAGTTGTTCCACCGCCAGGTAAACGATTATGGGATCACTCGTTAGGAAGGTAAAAAATTATGAGCGCATTAGTTGTAGATATCCTTTCAAAATTTAACGCCAAAGGCTTCAACGCCGCAGCAAAATCAATCACAAAATTTGATAGACAATTATATAAAGTGCAGCGCGCAACTATGGCGTTTAGCACGGTTGTCGCAGGCGTAGGTATTGTGGCAGGAAAAATGGCGATGACTTTTGATGATTCAATGGGCAAAATAGTATCGCTTGTCGGCATCGGCCGCGATGAAGTAAACGCCTGGAAAAAGGATATTTTAAAATTAGCGCCAGCATTAGGCAAGAGTCCAAAGGCGCTTGCAGATGCTATGTTTTTTATAACATCCGCCGGACTACGCGGAGAGGTAGCATTAAAAGCATTAGAGGCCGCAGCCAAAGCCAGCGCAGCCGGCCTTGGAGAAATTAAAGAAATATCGAAAGCAGTAACAGCCGCAATTAATGTCTACGGAAATGAAGCAATGTCCGCGAGCAACGCCACCGATATATTAACCGCCACGGTAAGATTAGGAAGTATTGAAGCGGCAGAACTTGCGCCGGTTCTCGGTAAACTTTTATTGCCGGCAAAAACGCTTGGAATAAATTTTAATGAAGTCGGCGGAGCGATGGCAGCGCTTAGTAGAAAAGGTTTCAATGCAGCAGAGGCCGCCACAGCCTTGCGCGGCGTTTTTACGACATTAAATAAAGCCATGCCACAGGGAGATAAAGAACTCCAAAAGGTCGGCCTATCTTTTAAAAAATTAAAAAAGATTTTAAGAGAAGAGGGTTTATTAAAATTCCTCCAAGTCCTTAATGATAAATTTAAGGACAATACAAACGGCCTATCAAGAGTTATTCCAAGAGCGGAAGCGCTCACAGCGATATTGGGCCTGACCGGAAGTAATATGCAAGTTACCACCGAATTATTAACAGACATGAATGACGTCTTAGGCGAAAACGATAGAGCATTCGCAAAAGCCAGCCAAGAATCAATGTTTAAATTTAACCAGGCTTTAGCATTAATAAAAGTAACAGCGATAACGCTCGGTAATGAAATTTTGCCAATTCTTATCCCATTACTCGTAAAATTAACCGATAAAATAAAAGAAATGGTGGATTATTTTTCAGAATTGGATCCGTTAACAAAATCCTTAATGGTAAAATCTTTAATTTTATTAGCAACGCTCGGACCAATATTATTAATTTTAAGCAAAATAGTTGGAATGGTTACCGTTTTATTACCCATGGTAAAATTTATAGCTTTGACCGCTTTGCCTTTGGCAATAATCAAAGGATCCGCATTTGTCGGAGTTTTATCCACAGCCGTTCAAATGGTCGGCGGACTAAAATTATTAGCCTTAACCATCACCGGAATCGGCCTGGCGTTTGGGCCGTTAGCGATCGCAGGCTGGATGTGGTATAAAGATTGGGATAAGTTAATGAAAGATTCCAGAACTATAATTAATTGGTTTTCAGATGAGGCAAAGAAAATAAGTAAAAACCTTTTTAACGCGCTTGGCGATGATATCCAAAAATTTATAACAAAACATAAATCAAAATTAGAGGCAATATTAAATTTATCAATCAGAGTCGCAACTTTGGGAGCTGTCGGATTAGACACTTTTTATAAACCAGAGAAACCAGCGCCAGGACCTTTCGTCGGTCCATTAGCGCCAGGACCTTTCGTCGGTCCATTAGCGCCAGGACCTTTCGTCGGTCCATTAGCGCCAGGACCAGGAACCGGCGGAGCGGATAAAGTGGTAACCCTGGCGGACCAATGGAACGATGCAATAGAAAATATGAACGCGGCAACGGTTACGTTTGGCGACGTTTTTAATATGGCCGTTTCTGGATCCATGGCCGGCGCAACCGATTCGGTAAATCAATTTTTTACATCTTTTAGAGAAGGCAGCATCCAGATAGGTACTTTATTTAAAGGCGTAATGGAATCCATTTTTAACACTTTTATGCAGATGGTCGCGCAGATGATAGCCAAATGGCTAATATTAATGGTTTTAACCGGAGGCAAGGCTGAATTTGGGATAAAATTACTTCGCAGCTTCGCTAAAGGCGGCGCGGTAGAAAAGACCGGAGCACACATGCTGCATGCCGGAGAATTTGTTCTGCCGCCAGACGTTGTTGATAGTATAAAAAAAGGAACGCCGCCAAAATCAGGAAACATAAATCCGCAGGTAGCCGGCGCAGCATCCGGAGCGAACGTAAATATAACGCAGCATATAGAAATTGGCGCCGGATCCGACAAAAACAATATTAATGATATTATGGAAAAAATAACGCAGGCAACAAAGAACGGAGTACGCCAGGCACAAGAATTGGCAAACGTTCAAACAAAAGCCGGAAATAAAAAAGCATCAGAGGGTATTTAATAATGGATGGAATTAAAATATTTGGCGAAAATTTTATAAACGAATACAACGGCTACGCGTTTGTAAGCGGCTCTACCTCTGAATCATACCTCTACGACCAAAAAAGAGCAACAGCATGGCTATCAAGCGGCAGCGATGACTTAACAATAGAATGTATTGAGGTAACTTTTAACAATTGGCAAGGAGAACCGGTTCTAAGAACATTTGACCGCATTATTTTACTTGGCCATAATATAAAAGCCGGACAATTACAATATTGGACCGGCAGCGCTTGGGCCGATTTAACCGGCGGAACAATTACCGGAAACACTGAAACCGATAACATTATTGAAGTAACATCGGTCACAACCTATAAATTTAAAATAAAAATGACAACCACGCAGGTAGTGGATGCAGAAAAATATATCGGCGAATTAAAAGTTTGCCAGCACGTCTTAAGTCCTTCCTGGCTTTCAAGTTATCCCATGACCGCAGAGCAAAAGGGTGGGAATTACCGCAATGCAGAGGGCGGACTTATTTCGTGGAAAGAGTTTACAAAGCAAGGCGGCATTTTTAGCATACAAAACGTAGCGAAAACTGACATGGATATTTTAATGCCATATATGAAGACCGGAGAATTTATAACAATGAGTTTTTACGAATCTTTTGATTTAGCGCATACCTACGAATTTGCAATAGTTAATCCTCCAAATTTTTATCTAAATAGAAAGACAACCAGATCGTCAATTGATTTAGATTTAAAGGAGCGATAATGCAAACAATATCCGCAGATTTAACCGCTTCCTTGGCGAAGAAAAATCCAAAATATTACAAAAAAATAGAATTATACAGGAATCTATGGAACGGCTCCTCTTTTGAATTTGGCGCAGCAGAGGATATAACAGACGAATTGGTAGACACCAGTAACAGTTTTTGGAACCTGGATAACGAAGGGTTTGGAATTTGGCGGATAGATAATATTTCAATAACATTAAGGAACGACCGGAACCAGTGGAAGCAAGGAAATACTATCGGACATTGGACCGGATTATATCTTTTAAACCAATCAAAAATAACGATATCAGAAGGCGCGGAGCTGGCAGATGGAACATTCGAAACTTTAAAAACTTTCACCGGATATATTTCAGGCGATCCGGTATTTCATCCAGAAGTAAAAACCGTAACTTTAACCTTAAATTCCGCAATGTCGATATTTGAAAAATTTAGCGGAAACGATATATCAACCCAAATAACCGATGAGGTCCTTGGCTCGGATAGCGGATCCGTTTTCACTACGGCCGAAAATGGAGTAGGAATAATAGACACGGTCAAAAGAGGACTTACGCTGGCCGGAGCCAGAACATTGAAACCAGACGTTGACTACGCCATAACAACTATGAAACAAAAAGGAATACCGGCAACCATAACTTTGACCACCGGAACCGATTTGACACAAGATGAAAATTTATACACTTCTTATAAACAGCTTTATTCAGACAAACCTATAGAATGGGTAGTCGAAGAAATTATGACTTTATGCGGCATAACTTCCTACGATATTTCAACCGCAGTATTTGCGTCTGATATAGAAAATGCTTTTATACAAAACATTAAAGCGCATTGGGATTCAGGCGCAGAAATTACAAATATAAATACATATTTTAACGAAAATTCTATGCGGCTTGGAACAGAATTTGACGATTTTAATAACGGAAATTATACAGCTCCAAAACTATGGACCGTTACAGATATTACCGCAGGAGGAACCATTGAAGTAGTCAGCGAACAATTAAAAATAACAAGCACGGCGGCCGCAGAAGGAAATTGCATAAGGGCAACTTCTGAAACAGCATACGGAGCATGGGAAGTCAATATGTGGGGAACCGGCGGTTTTAGTTTTGCTACATTTTGGATCGTGGGCCAAACAGAAATAGGCGGATACGCAACTGAAGGATATTTTATAAGAGCAACTTCAACCGGAACGATAAGATTATATAAACAAACCGCAGTAGGCTCAATAACAATGCTTATAGAAAGCAATACAACCGCGCATTCAAATACAAAAATAACAGTTACCAGAGCCTCAAACGGCGATTTTGAAATGTTTATAAACGGAACATCCGCAGGAACGGCAAACGATAATACCTACACAACCACCGCATATATATATTTCGAAAGCACGCCATCCGGCGCAGTAACTTCCTACCAATATTTAGATTCCGTAATTATTTCAAATTCAAGCTCAGTAATAACCGGAGAATGGATATCAGCAACGCAGGACTTAGGCGCAGACGTAACAGAATTTGGAGTAGCCGATTTAATTTATACAGAGAATAATGGAACGGTCACTTTTAAAACATACACTTCTGACAGCTCCGATTTTTCCACCGGCAACGATCCGGCTGGATGGGTAGACGTATCCGGAACCACAGTAATGTCCGCGATTAAAAGATACTTAAAAGTTAAAATAAATTTAACAACTACCGATTATTTTATGCCGGTTAGTCCAGTATTTGACGCGTTTTCTATTATATATTACACCACCACCACAGTAATCGCCTTGGTAGATTTAACGGACAAAACCTGCTACCAGGCATTAGACGAATTAGTACAATGGCCAGCATTCGAAATGGGTATGTCTACAGCCGCTAAATTCTTTTTTAGGGCCAGAAATTCCATAGCATCATTGCTCGATATCCGGTCAAACACAAATTTAATTAGGATAGATAAATTTGATAACGGGGTAGAAAGAATTAAAAATAAGGTAGTGGCAAATTTTGGAGATTACCAAAAGATATCCGATGCATCAGGAGATGCGCATCCAAATTCAATAGACAGTTATGGAACGCGAGAATACGCAGTACCTTCCACAAGCCTGCTGCCAAACGTAAACGTAAATATTGCGTTTGCGATCGCGCCTACAATTTTGGCTTACACAAAACTACCGCGCAGGAGAGTCCGCGCCGTATGCCAATTTTTACCACAAATGGAATTAGGCGATAAAATAACTTTATACTACCGAGAAGACACCGCCATGAGGCAATGGTCTTGGGGAGATATGGATGTTTATTATGGCCAGGCAAATATAGAATACCACACCGAAGCCGATTTATTAGCGCGACTCAATTATTGGGGAGTAGAAATGCGCGTTGAGGGTATTGAAAATGACGACAAAAAATGGCAAACTATACTAAATCTTGTTGAGGTTATATAATGGTATTACCAAACACAATAGAAAACGGACCTGGAAAATTTCCAGATGGAACAAAGCTACAGGAAAACTTTGAATATCTCGACGGCTTAATCTCCGGCGGAACATTAAAAAAAGATACTCTGTTAAATCTTAAAGCGTTTGCGGCCTTAAATCCTACGGTCGCATTTATCGCCGTAGAGAACGTATTAAATTTAGTTTATGTTTATATGGGAACAACGCTTGTCGGCGACGGCGGCTTTGTAATTATTGGAGGCGGAGTAATATGAAATTAATAATAAAATCTTTTTTAATAATTATGCTTTTCAGCAGCATAGGAGCGGCGCAGGGTTACTATAGCTTAACCGCAAGCACAACCACAGGCAAAGCGCTTATGAAACTTGCCGGCAGCATCCAGGTAGCGATTTCCTCTGTTAACGTATCAACGCCAGGCGTTTATTTAAACGGCGATGGAATAATAATAGGAAACGGAGTAGATAAAAGCACAATTACATCAACGGCATTTAGCGGAAATTTTGTTGGGCCTTTAAACGGCAACGCGGATACCGTTACAAACGGAGCCTATACAAATTATGCTAATTCTTTTACCGAACCGCAAACAATAAGTGGCTCAAGTTTAACAGTAACCGGCGAAACTTTAATTAAAAATGATAGCCTGGTTTACGGCCTTACAATTACAGGCGACACAAAGCAAAGCATTAAAATTGCAGATACCGCAGGAGCCGCTTCAACCCATGTATTATCAGAGATAAATATATTACAGGGAGCTGCAGCTAAATATAATTTACAATTTTATGGCGACACAAACGCGACTTATCCAAAGGAAATGATAATCGGCGGAGCGGCAAGTAATCAAAATATCCGTATAACAAAAGGAAATTATACGCCGGAAATATATATAAAAGATACCGGAAATATTGGAATCGGAACAGTAACGCCAAGCCATAAATTAGCGGTCGAGGGTGGAATAATAGCGTCAAGTTCAATAACCGCAACAGGTGGATTTTATGGCGCATTAACCGGAGCAGTAGCAGGAAACGCAGACACCGCAACAGCATTGGCGGCGGATCCGACAGATTGCACTTTGCCAAATGTGGCGCTTGGAATTAACGCAAGCGGAACAGCACAATGCTCGCAGCCGTCAAACGTCACCGGAAACGCAGCGACAGTAACAACGAACGCGAATCTTACCGGCAACGTAACTTCTGTAGGAAACGCAACAACCATAGCGGTTATACCGGCCGTTAGCGGCGCATCTCTTACGTCTTTAACAGCCGCGAATATTTCAGCAGGAACAGCAGGTGTTGATATAAGTGGAAACGCAGCCACAGTAACCACGAATGCGAATCTTACCGGCAACGTA